GCACGGTCATAGCGGGATCGGGTACTACAATACAAGCTACTATTTTTGCAGGAAGATGCAGATTAAAAGGTATTTATTTAGTCAGCACTGCTACGGGCGGAACGATTTCGTTCAGAAACGCTTCTGTAACAGGAACGGCTCTCTTACAGTATCAAACCCCTGCGGGTGTAGGTTCGGAATATCCAGATGTCCCAGACAATGGGATGGTGTTTCCAGACGGTGCATTCCTTACTTACAGTTCTGATAACGCAACTTCTGCAACGATCTTTTACGCTTAGAGGTTCCTATGGCTGATAACATGCCAAAGAGAAATAAAAAGAANTTTCGTCCTACTAAGAGTGGGGCGGGAATGACAAAAGCTGGTGTTGCATCGTATAGAGCAAAGAACCCAAAATCAAAGTTAAAGACTGCGGTCACGGGCAAAGTTAAAAAAGGTAGCAAGGATGCGAAGAGACGGAAGTCTTATTGCGCTAGGTCTGCTGGACAAATGAAACAGTTTCCGAAGGCGGCTAAAGATCCTAATAGTCGGCTTCGCCAAGCTCGTAAACGATGGAGATGCTGATGAGTTCTCAGGTCAAATTAATCTTTATTGCGGCTGGAGTTTCTATTGTCGTAGGCGTTATTGGCACATGGTCTACCTGGGTCACTCGTACTTTAGTTACTGTTGATAAAACTACGGCGGTCATGAGTATGAAGTTAGACACTAACCATAATATGTTAGCTGTAATAATGAAAAATCTTTCTATAGAAAGGGTGAAATATGTCAACGTCAGGGACTAGAGACTTTGATCTTAGTATCGCAGAGATAATAGAAGAAGCGTATGAACGGTGCGGATTAGAAGTTAGAACGGGATACGACGCAGAGACAGCTAGAAGATCTCTTAACTTAATGTTTGCTGATTGGTCCAACAGAGGGGTTAATCTTTGGACAGTACGTTCTGCTACTCAAGCTTTAACACAAGGTACTTCGGCTTACACTTTGAACAAACACACTGTTGACATATTACAGATTGTTCTTAATCGAGATGGCACGGACTACGAGATGGATCAAATTAGTAGGGCTAATTACGCTACTATACCTCAAAAGACTACTCAAGGAAGACCTAGTCAATATTATTTTGAGAGGAAGATTGCTCCCATTATAAATGTTTGGGCTACTCCAGAGAACTCAACAGATACATTGACGTATTATTACATTCAACAAATGGAAGATGCAGATTATCTGTATAACAATGTGGAGGCTCCCTTACGTTTTTATCCTTGTATGGTAGCGGGACTCGCATATTATATGGCTATGAAACGAGCACCAGATAGATTGCAAATATTAAAATCTGTTTACGAGGAAGAGTTTGCTAGAGCTTCTGACATGGACCAAGACTTCTTAGATCTTGCTTTGAGACCCAGTGGTAGTTATTTGAGGGCAAATTAATGGCATACGCAAGTGGTAAAAAAGCTTGGGGCATTTCCGATAGGTCTGGTTGGAGATACCGTTTAAATACTATGCGGGTAGAATGGACAGGTGCTAAAGTAGGACCCGATGAGTGGGAAGCAAAACAGCCTCAATTAAATCCTCCTCCAGTGACTCCAGATCCTCAAGCACTGCGAGATCCTAGACCTCAATCGAACCTAACAGCAGAAAGAGTTATACAATATGGGTGGAATCCTGTAGGTATGGCAAGTAATGACGGGTTAACTCCTAACGATCTCCCTGGAACGGGAGAGATAGGAACTGTAACGGTGGTGATAACATGAGTTTTACATATGCAGAATTAAAGACAGCAATACAACAGTATACAGACAATACGGAGACGAGCTTTGTCGAAAACCTCCCTACATTTATTAAAACAGTAGAGGAACGGCTTTTAAAGTCGGTAGATCTTACGGACTTTAGAAAAAATGTAACGGGTACTCTACAAGCAAACAGTCAGTTTCTTGCTGTACCTTCTGATTATTTAGCCTCTTTTAGTTTATCGGCTCAATTTGACGGCACAATATCGGGTGTATCTATTACTCCTAAGACATTCTTATTGCAAAAGGATGTAAACTTTATTCAAACATATACTCCAGCTCCTCAAGATACAACAGCGTCTCTCTTACAAGTAGGAAGACCTTCGTACTATGCGATCTTTGATAAGGATAACTTCGTCGTTGCACCTGTGCCTGATGATAAGTATAAAATGGAGCTTCATTATTTCTATAGACCACAAAGTTTAACCGCACTTGCGGACTCAGGAACAACTTGGTTAAGTGAGAATGCTCCAAACGCAATGTTATTTGGAAGCCTAGTGGAGGCTACTGTTTATATGAAAGGTGAGCCAGATATAATGCAGATGTATAATGAAAGATTTTCGGAATCGGTTGCTAGGTTAAAAGATTATGCCGAAGCTAGAGAGAATTCAGACGCATACCGAAGAGGGTTACCTGAGAGACGTAGGTCATGAAACTAGCTATCGTTGGATTAGGTGGGAGTTATTCCGATTATATAGCCGCTAGAATACGCTCAGAGCATTTCGATGAAGTCTGGGGTATTAACTGCGTGGGTGGTATTATTCATGTTGATAAAACTATAATGATGGACCCCGTATCACGGTTCTTGGATTCAGAGGACGCGGGGTCTCAAACAGGGATAGCAAGAAAGTTCTTAGAAAAGAATACTAAACCTATTATTACTTGTGAGATGGATGATCGAGTAAAACATTTAGAACTTTACCCGTTAGAGGCAGTAATTAAAGATTTAAACATCTGTTATTTCAACAATACGGTCCCTTATGCAATTGCGTATGCTATTTATTATGGAGCAAAAACTCTTTGCCTATATGGATTGGATTACACTTACCGAAACGTAGGTATGGCAGAAGCAGGGAGAGCTTGCACTGAGTTTTGGTGCGCTATAGCAACATCAAAGGGCATAAAAATAGAAGTCGCACATAGTTCTGGACTTTTAGACACAAACGTGCCTGAGAACGAAAAGCTTTATGGGTATCACAGATTGGAAGATCCTTTAGTGCAGTCGTATAAAAGTGGAGGGTTATTAATAACTCGGCAGTCTAAGGTGGAGCCACCAGAGCCGTTGGATCAAGATCCAATAATCTTTGGAAGACACGATCACAAACACATGAATGGGGGAGAAGCAAGAAATGTTTAGTGTAAATGGGGGAATTGAGACAGGTTTTGTTAATGTAGTTGCGTCGAACAATGGCGGACTCAGTAACGATCAAATTTCAGAGATGGCTACTAATAAGATAGTTGCTGTGTCGGAAACAGCACCGGAACCAATTAGGCAACAAGCGCAAGCTTTTTCTGATACTGTACGAAATGTCGTGCATTATCATATAGAGTTGGCTAGACGTGAGGAACGTGCTACTATAGCCCATAAACTAAGAGAGGCTGGTCACCCCGACTTGGCTGATACTATAAGGAGATTATAAGATGGCAATCACACAAGCAATGTGTACAACATTCAAAAAAGAACTTATGACGGCAACGCATAATTTTGCTACTAACGGCAACGCTTTTAATTTGGCGTTGTATGCTATTGGCAGTGGTGGCAAATCAAGCACAACTGCAACTCTAGGCGCGGCTACTACGGTGCTTGTGACTACTGGAGAAGTAGCTTCAAGCGGGTCGTATGTTACAGGTGGAGCAGCTCTTACTAAAGTGGCTCCGTCCAATGTAGGAACGACAGGCATAACTGATTTTGGAAACATAAGTTTTACAACAGCTAGTATTACAGCAAGAGGCGCATTGATTTATAATGACACCAACGGTAATAAAGCAGTAGCTGTATTGGATTTTGGATCAAACAAAACTTCTACGTCTGGAACCTTTACAATACAGTTTCCAACTGCGGATGCTTCGAACGCAATTATCCGCATAGCTTAACGGGGTAACTCATGGCTATTATAACAGGTTGGGGACGAGGTACTTGGGGTCAAGGTCCTTGGGACCAAGCTATACCTGTTGTTGTAACTGGCGTTGCTGGAACCAGCGCAGTTGGTAGTGTAAGTCTTGTAGCAAGTGCTTTAGTTCAACCCACTGGCGTTGCTGGGACTAGCGCAGTCGGCAATGAAAACGTTGTAACAGACGTCATCGTCCTTGAAGACGGCGTTGTAGGTACAGGTGCCGTTGGTAGTGTAAGTCTTGTAGCAAGTGCTTTAGTTTCACCTACTGGAGTGGCTGGGACTAGCGCAGTTGGAAGTGTTACTGTTGTTCCGTCCATTGAAGTTCTTGCAACGGGTGTTGCTGGAACTAGCGCAGTTGGAACTGTCACGGTTATTCCATCGATTGAAGTTTCGGTTACTGGCGTTGCTGGGACTAGCGCAGTTGGTAACGAAAACGTTATAATAGATGCCATAGTTCTTGAAGACGGCGTAGTTGGAACTGGAGCGGTTGGTAATGAAACTATTGTAACAGATGTTACAATTCAAATTGCTGCGGCGGTCGGTGCAACAGGCGCAATTGGTAATGAAACTGTTGAAACTGTTGTAACAGTTATCCCCGCAGGAGTGGCTGCAACCAGCGCAGTTGGAAGTGTAAGTCTTGTAGCAAGTGCTTTAGCCTTACCCACTGGCGTTGCTGGAGTTGGCGCAATTGGCAATGAAAACGTTATAATAGATGCCATAGTTCAACCCACTGGCGTTGCTGGAACAGGCGCAATTGGCGAAGAAAACGTGTGGTCTATAATTAGTCCTTCACAAGACCCTAGTTGGAATGCTATAAGTACATCACAAGATCCTAGTTGGAATGCTATAAGTATATCACAAGACCCTAGTTGGACAGACATAGCGGCATAAGGAGAACGACATGACGATAACATATGTAAACAATCTCAGGTTCTCTGAAATGGCGGACGGAGATAATTCAGGCACCTGGGGCGGTGTAACAAACACAAACTTAGAAATAGTTGGTCAGGCAACTGCTTGGGGAACTAGGGCAATTGCAAATGCTTCTACTGACAACATCACAATTGCCGATGGCGCGTTGGACGCGGATAGGTGTCTGG